GAGAAGTCGCCCGTCGTTATGCCGACGATGAAGCCGAACACGGTGTCGAACAGCCCCTTGACCGTTTCGAGCACGCCGCCGATGATGCCCATTATGTTCGGCATGACCGACGCCACGACTGACAGGTTTTGCCCGAGCGCCTGCACGACCACCGACAGAACCTCGGCCACGACTGGCATGACCTCGTTGACGATGAAATCGACGGCCTGCTCGATGTAGGGCATCGCCGCCTCGATCGCCTCGGATATCGCGGCCTGAACGTCGGCGAACGCCGCATCGACCGCGTTTCGGAACTCCTCGCAGTTGCTGTACGCCCACACGAGCGCCGCGACGAGCGCGGCGATCGCGGTGATGACGAGGAATATGGGGTTCGCGAGCAGCGTCGTGTTCAGCAGCGCGAACGCGGCGGTCGCGGCACGCACGAGCGACGTGATGCCCAGCGCCGCCGCCACGATGCCGAGCGCCGTGGCGACGCCGACGAGCACGCCCTGCAATATCGGGCAGTCGCGGATGACGCCGCCCATGTCGCCCGTCAGGTCGGCTATGAAGCCGATCACGTCGGAGATGGCGGGCGCGAACACGGAGTCGAACGTCGCGGCGACGTTGTTCGTCACGCGCGACATCTCGTCGCCCATCGTGGTCGCGTCCTCGGCGGTCTGCATCATTATCCCCTGGTTGTCGGCCAGGGCGCTAGAGAACCGTTCGAGGTCGAAGTTGCCGTTCTGCACGCACGTCGCGATCTCCTGCGCGGCCTTCTTGCCGAAGACCTCCTCGACGGTCTTGCCCGTGTCGCCGACCTGCGCGTTCAGCGCCTCCGACACGCTGTCGCACTCGCCGATAGCCGTGATCGCGTCCTGGAACGCACCGGGCACGTCATCGGTCACGTCCGACAGGTTGGTCACGGTCTTCGTGAGGCCGCTCATGACCACGCTGACGTTCGCGCCGCCGTCCGACAGGCTCGTCATGAAGGCGAGCGAGTCTTCCATCGAGAAGCCCAGCTCCTGGAACTGGGTCGAGTTCTTGGTGAGGTAGCCCGTGAAGTCATCGACCGAGAGGGCGCACGCCTGGTTGCTCGTGACGAGATCGTCGAGCAGGGCGTCCATATCGTCGCCTTCGAGGTGCCAGCGCTTCATCACATCGACGATCGAATCGACCGACCCGACCGCATCCGTGCCCACGTGCTGCGAGAACGTGAGAACCTTGTCGGCTGTCACGGTCGCCTCGTCGCCCGTGAGGCCGAGCCTCGTGTTCAGCTCGGCGACCACGCCAGCCACGTCGTTGAGGTCGGCGTCGGCGTTCTTCATGTTGCCGAAGCTCTCGATCGCCGCGTCTTGCAGGTCTTCGAGGGCTTCGCCAGTCGCGCCCGTGCCCTCGACGATGGCGGCGGTCGCCTCGTCGAACGTCGAGGCCATCTCGACGGCGGCCTCGCCGATCTCGGCTATCGCGGCGGCGACGCCCGCGTTCGCGAGCGCGTCGGCCATCGCCTCGACCGAGCTGGCCGTGTCGGTGCCCGCTTGCTCGATCGACTTGTCGAAATCGTCGGCAGAGGCTCGGGCGTCCGCGAGCTGCTGCTTGTTGTCGGCAAGCTCGCCCGAGAGCGTCGTGATCTCGCCCGCGAGGCGCTGCGCCTCCTCGGAGTTCTCGCCGTACGTGAGCGCGGCGTTGACGTACTCCTCCTTGAGGGTCTTTAGCTCCTCCTCCTGCGCGTCGATGGTGCTGGTGAGCTGACCCGTGGCGCTCTCGTTCGCCTCTAGCTCGGCGTTCGTCGCGGCGAGCTGGCTCTGTAGCTGCTCCTCCTGCGCCATCGTGTAGTTGAGCTGCTTTTCGAGGTTCGCGACCTCCTGCGAGTCCTCGCCGTATATCGACGTGGCGACCTCGATCTCGGAGTTGAGGGCGCTCTGCTTGTCGCGGTTCGCCTCGATCTGCGATTCGAGGAGCTGCGACTTGCCCTTGAGGTAGTCTGCCTTGTCGCCGCTGTTCTGGAACTGCGCCTCGTTGAGCTTCATTTCCGAGCGCAGCGACGAAAGCTCGGAGTTCGCGGCCTTGACCTGGCTCTGGAATTCCGAGGTTTCGGCCTTGAACTTGATCTTCGCCTCCTTGTCGGCCATATGATCACCTCCTTAGTTCTTGAGTTTTTCGATTGCGTCGGCGTACCACCTGTCGTACGCGGCCTTGTTGGCCGCGACCTCCTTGACGAACCACACGTCCGCGTTCCAGAACGTCGATTCGGGCACGCCGAGGTTGAGGACGTAGTGCGTGTAGGCGTCTGCCACGTCCTCTATCGGGAAGTCGGGGAGCTTCGGCGCGTTGCGCCTCGTCGGGTGCCTTACTCGGAACGCGTCCCGATATCCCCTTTTCGTTTTGGGGCTAGAAGCTCCATCATCGCCCGCACGACCGCCTCGCGGTCTAGCGTCACGTTGTCGAGCCATTCGTCCCAGCTCATCGCGGCCTCTTGGGTGCCGTCCTGGATGCAGGCGCACAGGTACGCCGCGTACAGCACGCGGATGTTGTCGATCTCCTCGCGCTTGCCCTCCTTCTTGTTCCACACGGCGTTGTACTCGTCGTACACCTTGCGGTCGAAGTTCGAGAGCTGTAGCAGGAAACGGTAGGCGAGGGTGAGCTTGACGGTCGAGCCGTCTGCCATCTCCATCTTGACCACCGTGTTGTTGGCCTTGTTCTTTGTCATGTCTCTCCTTAAAAGCGGAGGGGAGGCCTCGCGGCCTCCCCTCCCTGGTCGTTAGCCGTTCTTCTTGGCCGTCGCCCTCTTGCGCGTCGTGCGCTTCGGGGCTTCGGCCTTCGCCGCCTCGTCGGGCGTCGGCTCGGGCGCTTGCTCGTACGGTGCTACGAGGTCGGCTTGCACGGCCATGATCTCCTCGTAGCGCTCCTTGCTCACGGTGAACACGTCGCCCTCGATGCGCCGCACGCCCTCCTTGAGGTCGCGCCAGTTGCGCAGTGCGATGACCCTCATGCGACCGCCCCCTTACGCGCCCGGTTCCTCGGCGCTAGCCGTGCGCACGAGGTCGGGCGTGAAGGCGTTGAGCCACGCGTCCTTGATCGTCGAGTCGAGGTTCGCGGCAAGAGCCTCGTAGAAGCCCTCGTTGTAGGCGTCGGGCATGTAGCCGATCTCGATCTCGACCTCGGCAACCTCGTCGCCGCCGTTCTCGATGGTCTGGTTCGCGCCCGTCGAGATGGTGCAGCGAGGCCACGCCTTGAACTTCTCGTTGTCGTCCTCGTCGAAGATATCGGCGGTGACGCACACCTCGGGGTGCAGGCTGTTCTGGCCGTACGCGTAGACGCCCTCTGCCAGCTCCTCGCGCTTCATGTCGTGCAGGCGCACGTAAAGCTCGTAGGGGATGTGCGCCGTCACCTTCAAGGTGCCCTCGCCAGTCGGGCGGGTACGCTTCTTGGCGACCGAGCCTCGGCAGTTCTTGACGATGTTGCGGATCGCCGCCTCGCACTCGACCTTGCCGACGCACTGCACGTCGTATACGTCGCCCTCGCCGAAGATGAAGCGCATCGAACGCGCCTCGAACTCGGAGAAGACGGTCATGTTGTTGTTTGCCATTTGTTCTAGCTCCTTTCAAAGCTCTCTATCAGGGCGTCGATGCCCTTCTCTAGGATCATGGGCGCGGCGGCTTCCGCGCCGCGCATCATGAACTGCTGGTTTCCCGCGTGGCGCTTCGTGTTGCTGCCATCGTCGGGGAAGTAAAGGTAGCGCCGCGCCGATGTGGTCGCCACGGTGATCGCCAGCGTCTCGCCCGTGTCGTATCTCTGCCACTGCGAACCCCGGGCACCCGATCGGTGCCCCTTGAACGTTCGCCCCGAGGTCGGGATGAGCGGGTCGATCTGGTCGCGGATGATATCGCCGCTGCCGTGAACGACCTCCGAAACCACGTCGGCGGCTCCTTCGCCGTAGTCTGCCATCGCGGCGGCGAGGAGGTCGAAGTCCTCGCCCTCGACCGAGAACACGCCGCTCATGATTTCCTCGAATGCGTGAACTTGAGCACGCACATCTCGATGACGTGGCTCGTGTTCGGCTTCACGTTGTAGTAATACTCGTGATCCTCCTCCACGAGGCGCACGCCCGCGAGGGCTTCGAGCGCGGCGATGACCCGCTCCTCGGTGCCATCGGGTATGTACTCCTCGCGGACGATCGCGACGTTCACCACGTCGGCGTATCCGCTCCTGTTCTGCTTGCGGCGAAGAACGTCGCGCGAGAACACGATGTAGTTCCACGGCTTCGACTTGTCGTGCTGGACGCCCGTGCCGTAGTAGACGTTGTCCTCGACGGCCTTGAGCGCGTCCGCGAACTCATTGAGCAAGGTCAATCTCGCCCACCTCCTCAAGGTACAGGTACATCTCGCGGTCGGTCGCGTCGATGTGCGAAACGTCGAACAGCTTCGAGCCGATCAGCGCGAGGCAATCCGACTTCACGAGGTCGAACCTCGGCGTCTTGAGCTTGAGCGACAGGTTGAAGTCGGAGCGCTCCGCGAAGTCGTAGTCCTGCTCGCGGATCGTCTGCGTGTGGTAGCACAGCGAGCAGATGAACTCCATGTCCGACAGCTTCTCGACGTTCAGCCTCGCGCCGAAGTCGGTCTTTCGGTCTTTGGCCTTGTACGCCGAGCACGCCGTCGGAGTAGCTAGGAAGTGCCCTCTTGCTGTTCAGCATCGTTTAGCACCTCCCACTTGCGGCGGGCGAACGCGAGGTCTGCCGCGTAGTTCTTGCCGAAATCGTCCTCGGCGTCGTGCCACGCGTAGTAGCAGTAGTTGAGCAGCAGGGCGTGCTCGATGCCGGGTTCCGAGAAGTCGAAGTCAACGCTGTCGGGTATGCCGACCATGAATCGGATCACCGAGAGAGCCGAGGGCACGATGCCCTCGGCGACGATGCTCTCGGTGCCCGAGTCCTCCCACGTGATGCGGCACTTTGCCTTCACTTGCCCGACAATCTTGGCGAGGTCGCCGTTGTGGTTATCATCGGACATGGGTCATCACTCCTTAAGCGCCGGGTTCGGTTTCGACGGTGCCGGACACGAGGGCGCTGACGGTGATGTAGGTCGGTTCGAGGTTCTGGATGTTGAGCAGGATGAAGCTCGTGTTGTCGAACGCGCGGCCAGTGGCGTACTGCTTGACCTTGAAGTAGCGCAGGTCTTCGACGAACTTGAACTCGTCGGAGAACTCGATCACGCCGTTCTGCTCGCCGCCGACGAGCACGTCGTACTCGTCGAGCAGGCCGATCGCGGCCTCGTTGTCGGCCATCTCGTTCGTGATGATGACCTCGGTCGGGAACGGGAACAAGCCTGTGACGTAGCGGCCGTCCTCGGTGAGCGCGGTGCTCGCGGGCATGATCTTCGTCAGGTAGTCCTTCTGGTTGCACAGCAGCGCGACGCCCGCGAAGCTGCGCTTGTGGCCGTCCTCCGTCTCGGCGAGCTGCGCGAGCAGGGCACCGTACGACGCGGGGTCGAACTTGGTGACGGCGACGGCGGTCTTCTTCGGGTAGCCGTCAGTCGTGGAGACGGTGACGCCCTCGTGAATGTCGCGGATGACGCCGATCGGCTCATCGACGCCCGTGCCCGCGACGATGCCGTATTCGAGGCCGCAGTACATGGCCTCGGAGAGCACGGCGCGGACGTACGCGTCGAGGAACGTCGGGCCGAGGTCGAGCATCCCCTTCTCGATGAACGCGAAGGCCGACAGCTTCGACTGGTTGACGGCGACCACCTTGAAGCCGCTCGTGATCTGCTTGGTGATCTCGTCGGTGATCTTGCCCCACACGGCCTTCGTCGCGGTGTGGTCGTTGAGGATCCACTTCGTCGCGTACTTGACGTAGGTGAAGTTGACCCTTTGCAGCAGCGGGTGCTCCTCCTGCAAGTTGCGGTACACGTCCTCGATGATCGTCTCGGGCATGACCTCGGCTTCGATATCCTCGCCGATGATATCCACGAACGCCTGCTTCGGGTTGGCCGAGCGCATGGCGTCGGCGAGCTTCTGGTACCACTGCGTCTCGGCGGTGGTGAGCTGGCGGTAGCCGCGCTGGACGAGGATCGCGGAGTCGTTGGACTGCTTGACCTCCTCGAAGTCTGCCATCAGGCGCTCGGTCAGGGACTGGTGGAACTGCGCCCAAGCCGCAGCCTGGACTTCGGGATCGTCGGAGCGCATGGCCGCTGCCATCGTCGCGGCGATCTCGGCGTTGTTGTCGTTGATGCGTACGGTCATTTTCGGTTGTCCTTTCTACTTGTACGCTGATTGGATGAACGAGCGGAATGCCTGCTCGTCCTTCTTCTTCCCGTCATCGTCCCCGTCCTCGGGGTCTTCGTCGGTGTCGGGGTCGGTTTCGCCGCCCTCCCCGTCTTCGGGGTCTGGGTCGGCCTCGGGGTCGGCCTCGGGGTCGGCGTCGCCCGGTTCGTCGGGGTCATCGTCTGGATCGTCATCGTCGGCGTCTGCCGCCGCCTCGGCGACCCTCGCGGCGAACGCGCTCTCGATCATCGAGAACGCCGCGAGCCGCGCGTCCTGAGCGGGCGCGTCGGTGGAGTCGTGAGCCTCGACCACGGTCGCGAAGCCCATGTTCAGCGCCTCGGCGGGCGTGATCCATGTCTCGGCGTCCATGAGCGCGGTCAGCTCCTCCTCGGTGATGCTCACGTGCTCCATGTACGCGGCCTTGCTCATCGACGTGATCTTCTCGTTATCGTCCGCTGCCTTGCGGAGGTCTGCGGCGGTGCCCCACGCCACCGACGAGGCGTTGTGGATCATGAGCATCGAGGGCGCGTACATGACGCGCTCGTCGCCCGCCATGAATATCACCGAGGCGATCGAGCAGGCCATGCCGTCGCAGCGCGTGACGATCCTGGCGCTGTGGCGCTTGAGGGCGTTGTAGATCGCTATGCCCTCGGCGACCTCGCCGCCGTACGAGTTGATGTTCACGTTGATCTGGCTGACGCCCTGCAAGCCCTCCAACAGGCGCGAGAGGCGGTAGACGTTCATGTCCGACTCGTCCCACGAGTACGCCTCGCTGACGATATCGCCGTATATGTCGAGGTCTGCCGTCGAGCCGTTCACGACGAGGTTGTAGAACCGTTTCGCTTTGTCCATTTACTGTTCACCTCCTTCGGTGAGTCGAGCCATCGCGTCTTCAGCAAGCTCGTAGTTCTTCGTGATGTAGTGAGCTTGGCTGAATTCGGTGTTGAGGGGCTGGTAGCCCAGCGCGGAGAGAACCGCGTCGATGGAGAACACGCCGCTCGATATGAGCTTGTCCACCTTGTCGGCGACGTTGAATATATCGACGTGGTTGATGCACTTCGTATCGACGATCACGCGCGAGCCTTTCGCCCACTCGTCGAACGTGAACGACTTGCGCGTCAGCTCGTCGCCCATCATGACCGCGATCGGATCGACCGCGAACGTGAGGAACTGGTTGAGCACGTCGTTCGTGTTGTTGGTGTTCCCGTACATCATCGAGGTCGGTATCTTGTACGCCTGCGCCACCAGGTCGAAGACCTCCTTGCGCATCGCGAGTATGTCGTTGCTCGACCCGTCAGCCTCGTGTTTCAGCTCTTCGAGGCTGTAGCCCGCGTACTCGGGGTACACGGCGTTCTCGCTCGTGAGGAACTGTTCGAGCTGCTTCTTCACGACGTTCTCGTACTTCTCCGCGAAGTCCTTGTCGCCGACCTTCACGTTGTCGAGCTTGAGCTTGTACTTGCGACCGTGCCCCTGCACGAACCCGGTGATCGCTGCCGAGAGCAGCTTCGAGTAGTCTTCGTAGAGGCTGTTGATGATTCCGTGAACCTTGCGGTCTTCCAGCTTGAAGTAGTAGGCGTCGCCAGCCTTGTAGCTCTTCGCGACCTGCTTGCCCTCGACGCTGACGCCCCGGAACACGTCATCCTTGAGCGGGTGCGGGTCGGTCGAGAACGAGTCGGCGAGGTAGAGCATGTCCGACTTGTGCGGTACGACGAGGGCGTCGGTTTCGAGGCACAGGCGGGTGACGAGGGCGTTCATGAGCTGCGCCCCGCTCTGGTTCGGGTTGGGCGAGACGTTCAGGCGGTAGTAGAGCAGGTCGTTATCGACCTCCTTGCCTTCGCGGATCACCTTGACCTCGCATCCCGAGAGCGCGTTCGCGATGTAGCTGGTCGCGATGTACACGGCGAGCTGCTTGAACGCCGCCTTCTCGGTGAAATGCTGGAAGATCGCCTCGATCTCCTCGTCCGTGGGCTTCTTCGACAGGAAGTTGAAGTGCCTGGTCAGGAAATTCGCCATTTTTAACCTCCCTTCGGTTTTCCGTGGCCTTTTCGCCTTGAAATGGCCGAATTTCGGGATTTTCGCCCGTTTCGGCGCGTTTTCGGCTGTTTTTCGCCGTAATTCGCCGATTTCGCCCGCTTTTTTGCGAAATTCGGCGGTTTTCGCCCGTTTTCGGGCGGAAACGCGGGTTTTAGAACGTGAACATGGGCAGGAACTCAAGCTCGCGAGTCTCGGGTATCTGCTCGCGTATGCAGAACGCGGCGACGAGCGCCATGAAGCCGTCAGTCTTGCGCGACCTCGGCTCGATCTTCTCGTACTTGTAGTTGCCGTTCAGGAACGGCACGAGCTTCGTGTTGTTCGTGAACCACCTCATCGCGGGGTCTTCGCCCCACGCTATGCGCCCGGTAGCGAACGCCGAGTTGATCACGGGCTGCACGCGCATGTGGTGCGACGGCCTGACCTTCGTGATCGTGTGATCCTTCGCCGAGTACCCGAGGCCTTCCAGCTCCTCGTGCACTATGTCGTATCGGTAATCGTCGAGGGCGACGCCGACTATCTCGTAGACGGCCTGCGCCTCCTCTATCCACCTCACGACGATCGAGGTCGGTATCTCGACCTCATCGACGAGCGTCACGATGCCGAGCTTCGCCCACTCGTCGAGGGGCGGCTTGATCCGCTCGCGGTCGCGCGAGTTCAGGCAGAACCACGAGTGGTGGATCGCGTAGAACTCCTCCTCGCCGTCATCGTTGCGCTCGCGGAACAGCAGCGCCGCGCTCAAGAAGTCATCCTTGCGCGAGAAGTCGAGGCCGAGCACGCACGGCTTGCCAGCGAGTTCTGGCCGCTCGCGGCTCGCGCGTTTCAGGTTCTCCCACGACGTGACCTCGAACTCCTTGTCGCCCTGCGGTATGCCCATGCGCTTCGTCATGAAGTCGGCGTTCTCCGCTGGGTTGTCGATCCAGTCCTTGTACTCCTTGCGTATCTGCAATCGGAGCACGGGAAGGTACGGCAGCGACGGGTTCGCCTTCTCCCAGTTCGCCTCGTCGTGCACCTCCTCGGGCGCGTCGAGCGAGCACACGAACGGGAGGTAGCCGTTATCGTCCTCGACCTCGCCGTTGAGTATGCGGTCGCATCGTTCGAGCAGCGCGTCGTACACGCCGTCGCGCACGTTGCCGTTCGACGATATGAACGCCCGCCTCGGGTGCGGGCACTTGCCCTGCCCGGTCGTGAACACGGTGATGTT